TTGTTGGTAACGTTTATCTTGCCATCAATTCAGCTTCGGCTGCTGCTGTCACCTCTGGCATCTTCCGCTTTGTTCGCACAGCGGCAGCTACTTGGGTTGTCTATCGCGTCGCTTAATAGAGTGGGCTTTGGCCCACTCTTCTCTTTTAGGAGATTAAAATGGTCAATACCAAACCAGTTGGTGTTGCCTACTCTGATCCACAGCTTGTAAGCGGCACGACCATTGATGGCGCTGTCATTACAAATCCAACGATCACGGGCGCATCAATTACTGGCGCTGTTACGGCGTCTACGCTTAATATTGCTGTTGCTAAACCAGCGGCAGCAGGAACAAACCAAGCTACAGGCACCGCTCTTGGGGCCGGTTTTAGTTGGGTTACGGGCGCGGATGCTACTAAAGGCGTTGCACTCCCGACCGGTGTTGCAGGTCTTGTGGTCATTGTAAAAAATGACGACACGGCTAACGCTGTTCTCAAAGTCTATTCCGCTAATGACGGAAACAGTGCGGCTATTAACGCTGTTGCTTCTGGCACCGCATATTCTATGGCTGCAAAAACATCTTGTATGTTTGTGGCCTATAGTGCGACTCAGTGGTTTTCAGTTCCGCTGGTAGCATCTTAATACTGATAATACGGGCGACCTACGGGTCGCCTGGCCCTTTCCATAGGAGTCAACATGGCTGTTTTTTATCTCCGGCATCATGTGCATGGGGTCAAAGTTGCTATTTCTGATTTAGAAGTAGCTCACGACGAAGAATTAGGTTGGGAGCTATTTACGCCAGGGGAGGTGACGCCTTCCATGGACAATGCTATAGTCCGGCGACGCACGCGCAAATTGAAGGTTGACGATGAAGAAGCTGTTAATCCTAGCCATATCACTGACCTCGACTAGCCTTCAGGCGCAGACATATACCCAACTTCAATGGGGTATTGATAAAACTGTCAATCCTTATAATATCGCCATTAATGTAAACAATATATGGTATAATTTTGGAAATTTTACCCCTGGCACAGGGCCAGGTATCTATGTCACAAGTCTTGCGGTAAACTCAGCTCCGTATAGCCAGAAAAGCATAACGGTTAGCTCTGCGCCGTCATATAGTTATCCATATACAAATCCCACCACATTTAACGGTGACTTTTCAAATACATTTCTTCCGTTTTCTTACACAGTTAATGGTGCAGCTACTCTTGGTCAGCCAACTACAGGGTATCAATGGAGCCCAGCCGTAACACCTATTCAGTCCTATACAGTCAATAATTCTGGTTGGAATCAATCTACCTCTAACAATGATGGACGAACAGGATTTTCAGTCTATAGAACTAATGTTGTTAGTAATGGTCAAGGCGATTCTGGCGCATATTATGGTGGCTGTTGGGTTTACGGAACTAAAGCGGGTGCGACTTCTTGGTTAGCTAATCCAGCCTGTATTTTGTTAAACGGCAATCTAAACGCTGGCGCTAATGGAACTTATCTTCAAGGAATTGGCGATGTTACTTTTACCGACAGCGGATTTGATGCGGCTGTATTTGCCGATTCGCGTTTATTTTACAGAACTAATAATTCAGCAGCGCTAGGTCAAGTTTGGGTAGGTTATTCTTCATCGTCGCGCGGCACAAAAAATATTGATAATGCTATTAATATATACGGCCCCACGACGGTCGGCGTCGATACGGTATTGGCGACAAATACGTCTGCCGCCGTAAATATGGCTGCAAATCAGAAGATTATTTTAAACTCTACTTCTACTCCTATCAATGGGATTAATTGGTATGGCAATAATTTTGGAGGTTCATGGCTGACACATTCTTCGTCTGCGTCCCAAGTTCAGATAGGATACAACAATAATATTGCTGCGTCGTTTACAAGCGCATCTGGCACTACAGATCATTTTCTTATTGGAGCTGCGGCTAACACAGCTTATCTTTTGGCTGAAGGGCCGGACGCTAACATATATAATTTATTTGCGACAAAAGGCGCGGCGGCCCATATATTTAGAACTGGCGACTCAAGCGGCCCTATTGCTTTTGAAATAGATCCTGTAGCAAGCGCGGTTAATTTTATTAAAGTTGCGCCAAATATTACTGGATCTGCGCCAACTCTATCAACTTATAGCGCGACAGATACAGACGTAGGTTTAAATATCAATACGCAAGGATCTGGCGCGTTAGTTGTCACCTCTAATACTTTTGGTTTAACTTCGGCGGGCGCGGCGCGTCTTGGAAAAGTTTCATCATCAACAGGCAGTTTAGCTTTTGCAAATGCGTCTTCGGCAAACTTAACTACTCTTCAAGCCGGTAATGCTTCGGCGGCAGTTACATATACGCTACCTACCGCTGCGCCAGGCGGTAGCGGATACGCTCTTGTATCTACGGCAGGCGGTGTAATGTCTTGGGCATCTCCTGTGACAATTGTGACCTTGACCCCAGGCACTACGCCGACAAGTGGCGGCGCAGCAGGGCAGTTAATGTATGATACGGGTAGTGTGTTGCAGGAAAGCGCGAACTTGGTGTTTGCGAGCAATACACTGACGGTCGGCAAGGCTACATCTGCGACAGGCGCTCTGGCCCTCGGCGGTGCGACCAGCGGAACGGCAACCATCACAGCGCAAGCCGCAGCAGGCACACCAACACTAACGCTTCCTAATACTAGCGGAACACTTGTCTCTACAGCTTCAGCGCCCCTTTCAATTAGCTCAACAACTGGTGCGATTTCGATCACAGGTGCGGCAGGGCAAATTCTTGCTGGAGCAACACCAGCCTTTACGGCGACCCCGACACTTGGTGTGAACGCCACAACTACAGGCACTTTAGGTTTTGCTAATGGTGGCGCGACAGGCGCGACGGTCACTGTCCAGAACAATGGTGCAACCACAGCCTACAACTTCAACTTGCCTACAACCGTAGGCACAGCAGGCTATTTGCTGACATCACAAGCTGGCGGCGCTTCCGCTATGACTTGGACGAGCCCGACAACAACGGTCAATGGGCAAAGCTGCACGTTGGGCTCATCCTGCACAGTTACAGCAGCGGCATCGAGTATTCCGTTTCCTGTAACGGTCAGTGGCACTGTTACTAGTGGTGGCATACCTTATTTTTCTAGCGCAACGGCAATGTCATCTTCAGCCGTTTTAGGATCTGGACAAATTGTTCTGGGCGGCGGTGCAGGCGCAGCGCCGTCTACATCAGCTAATGCTTCTATTTCTACGGGCGCGTTAACGCTCGGTGCGGCAGGGACGCAAGGTTCCGTCACGATGGGCGGGTCAACAAGTGGCACATTACAGATTAAGCCTGCCGCCGCCGCCGGAACAGGTTCGGTTCTTACCTTTCCAGGCGGCACTACGGACTTTAGCGCTACCGGCGGCACATCCCAGGTTGTTCGTCAGTCTACGGCTGGCGGCGCGTTTACTGTAAGCCAACTTGCTAATACTGATATTTCGGGTCTTGGCACGGCTTCTACGGTTAATACCGGCACAAGCGGGGCTACGATTCCGTTACTTAACGGCACAAATACTTGGTCTGGAAATCAAACTTTTACCAGCACTTCGGCAATATTTCAGAACGCAAGTTCATTTCAACCGCAACTTCAAGTAATTAATCAAGCTAATGACGCATATGGAGCGTATTATATTACTGTTAAATCAAGGGGAACGTCACCTACAGCCGTTCAAGCTGGAGATACTTTAGGAACTTTCTTATTTAAAGGCTATGATTCTAATAATACTCTACAAAACTCAAGTTCGGCTATTGCTTCAATTGTCACTTCAGTTGGTGCTGGGTCAATAACATCTTATCTTAGCTTCGGGGGCCAAGCACAATTTGTGACACCTATAGCATCCACTTCTACAACTACAGGAACAGTGACCATAAGTGGAGGCGCAGGTATCGCCGGTGCTATATATGGTGGTACTGTTATAAGCGCGGGAACTGCACATCTAACTACGGCGTCTTCGCCAACGCTATCCACTTGTGGCACATCACCTACTGTAGCAACAGGTAGTAGCAATAATGCTGGTCAGTTTACGACGGGATCGGCCACAGGAACAGCCTGCACAGTTACTTTTGCTACTGCATATCCTAATTACGCTTTTTGCACAGTAAGTCCTGCATCAGCGGCAGCGGGTAACTCATTCTATATATCCGCGTCTTCCAAAACAGCATTTACAGTTACGACAACTGTATCCAGTCAAACTTATAACTACACATGTTTCGGTAACTAAATGATAACGACTGTTACCCGCGATCAGTTTTTTAAAGCCGTTCAAGCTGTTAGCGGGATGAACATGCTCTATCAAAATGTATCTGCTGAAACAAATTCACCTAATTGGGTAGAATTTTGGTCTGCCAAACGTGTTCAGATTGGTGACCCTTTGTATGTGGCTACACAAATGGCTTTAGGATACACTTCAGATCAAATGCTGACGCTATTTGCGGCGGCGGTTCAGGTGCCCCTATGACGACAGTAACTCGCCAACAATATTTTACTGCTGTCGCTCAATTGGGCGATATGAACTTATTATATCAAGCCATCCCTGCGTCAGCTAATGATTCAGATTGGATAGAGTTTTGGGCGGCGGATTACGTTTCAAGCGGTGATATGCTGGCGACGTTAACTCAGTCGGCGCTTGGATTGTCTGATGGGCAAATGATAGCGCTGTTTAATGCAGCCGCAGCCGTCCCGATTGTTACCCCATCTACTGATAATACGGTTTCAACGTCTGTAGGTGATCTTATTAATGGATCTCTGCGACTTATTGGCGTCTTAGCAGAAGGTGAAACGCCATCAGCCGAAACAGCCGATGATGCGCTTATAGCTTTTCAACAAATGGTTGATAGTTGGAACACAGAACGATTGTCTGTGTTTGCAACGCAAGATCAAGTCGTTATGTGGCCCCCAAGTCAAAAATACCAGACTTTAGGGCCGTCTGGCACTTTGTTAGGTAATCGCCCTGTTTTAGTTGATGATGCTACTTATTTTCGTGACCCGGCGTCAGGAATATCCTATGGCTTAAAATTAATAAATCAACAGCAATATGATGGCATCGCTGTTAAGACTGTGACCAGTACATACCCACAAGTTATGTGGGTTAATATGACCTTTCCAGATATTCAAATCTATGTTTACCCCGTTCCTACTAAACTGTTGGAATTTCATATAATTTCAGTTCAAGAACTGACAAAACCCGCAAATCTTGGGACGATGCTTGTATTTCCGCCAGGTTATCTCCGCGCTATGCGATATAATTTAGCTTGTGAGTTAGCGCCAGAGTTTGGTGTTGAGCCATCGGCGCAAGTGTCAAGAATTGCTATGGCGGCTAAACGTAATCTGAAGCGGATCAATAATCCTAATGGTGTTATGGCTATTCCATACAGCATTGTTGGCACACGTCAGCGTTATAACATCTTTGCGGGCAATTATTGATGAAGACGCCAATCTTAGGCTCATCATATGTAACGCGCAGCCCTAATGCGGCTGACGCGCAAATGATAAATTTATACCCTGAGATTATTCCTGAAGGCGGTAAAGAAGCCGCTTGGCTTCAACGCGTGCCGGGATTGCGGCTTCTTAACAATATAGGTTCTGGCCCTATCCGTGGCTTATGGACGTTCAATGGAAAAGGTTATGCTGTCTCTGGAACCGGATTGTATCAGATAGATAATAATTGGAACGCAACATATAAAGGTAACATAGCCGGAACAACGCAGGTCACAATGACCGACAATGGCACGCAATTATTTATTGCGGCTAATGCTTATGGTTATATTTATAATAGCAGCAGTCCATCGTTGGTTTGCACGACAACAAACGGTTTTACTACCGTAACGACTACAGATACGACGCAAATATATCCTAATCAACCTGTGTCTGGCCCCGGCATACCTGGCGGCGCAACAGTCGCTAGTATTACAAACGGAACTACTTTTGTGTTGTCTGTAGCTGCTACGGTAAGTGGCACAAATACATTGACGTTTTCTGACTTTCTTACTCAACTTAGCTCTAACTTTTATGGTGCTGTCGGTTGTGGCTTTTTGGATACTTATTTTGTATTTAACCAGCCTAACAGCCAAGTCTTTTGGGTTATGGATTCTACAGGCACATCTATTGATCCATTACAATACGCCAGCGCTGATGGCTCGCCAGATAATCTTGTTACGCTATTAGTGAACCACCGGGAAGTCTGGTTATTTGGATCTAACTCTATTGAAGTTTGGTATGACGCCGGTAATTTTCCATTTCCTTTAGCGCGTATTCAAGGCGCGTTTATTGAGACTGGTTGTCTTGCTGCGTATTCAGTCGCCAAAATGGATAATAACGTCTATTGGCTTGGCGCTGATGCGCGCGGTAATGGCATTGTATATGTCTCGAACGGGTATGCAGGGCAACGTATCTCTACTCACGCCGTCGAGTGGCAGATTCAGCAATACGCGACATTATCTGATGCCGTATCTTATACATATCAGCAAGACGGGCATAGTTTCTATGTCTTAAATTTTCCGACTGCTAATACGACATGGGTATATGACGTATCCACGCAAGCCTGGCATGAGCGCGCTGGGTGGGAAAATGACGCGTTTACGCGCCACCGTGGCAACTGCCAAATGAACTTTAATAATACTATCGTTATTGGTGATTATAAATCGGGTGGAATTTATGCTTATGATTTAAATAATTATACAGAAGCAGGCGGTATTCAAAAATGGTTGCGGTCGTGGCGCGCGTTGCCCACAGGTCAGAATGATCTTAATCGCACCGCACAGCATAGCCTTCAATTAGATTGTCAAACGGGCGTTGGGCTGGATGCCGGCGTTCAGGGTTCTGATCCACAAGTCATGCTTCGTTGGTCTGACGATGGCGGGCATACATGGTCTAGTGAACATTGGAAGTCTATGGGTAAGATTGGTCAGACTGGCTATCGCACGATTTGGCGACGGCTTGGTATGACGTTAAAACTTCGCGATCGTGTGTATGAAGTATCCGGCACTGATCCTGTTAAGATAGCCATCATGGGCGCAGAACTGCACGCGGACGGCACTAATGCCTAACCCTGTCGATAATAACACTCAAATTCCGGCGTCGCGCGTTGCGGTCTCGGAAAAAGATATGCCTTCACGACCTTGGTATCGTTGGTTTTTTAATATTTATACGTCTGTAGAAGCTGGGCGGCGATATGGATCGTTTTACGATACGACGACACATACAGCGGTTGCTATCAACACAGCTTATCCGATCACATTTAATAATACATACCCTAATAACAACACCAGAATGTCTTACGGTGTTTATTTAGGAACAACAACATCACAAGTATTTGTAAACAATACAGCGATATATAATCTTCAATTTTCACTTCAATGCGCCAGCACGGCAGGCAGTGCAAAAAGTATATATGTTTGGCCTCGCGTCAATGGTGTTGATATTGCTCAATCTGCTATTCAAGCCTTAGTAGTAAACGGCACAACGACTGTTGTTACGTCCAGCTTTATGCTAAGTCTTAATAAAGGCGATTATTTTGAGTTGATCTGGTCAACTAATGATACGGGTATTACGCTGGCTCCACAAGCAGCAGCGAGTCCTGTTCCGGCTATCCCTTCGGTCATTTTGACCGTCACAAGTAATATAGGTGCTTAATGTCCGTTCTTTCGCCCGCTGCTAAATTGCAATTTACTGATATTACAGGCGCTCCGCTTGTAGGTGGATTACTCTATACTTATGCTGCGGGAACAACGACACCGTTGGCGACTTATACGAATAGTTCTGGGGTAAGTCTCAATCCCAATCCTGTTGTATTAGACGCGCGCGGTGAGGCTGCGGTGTGGCTTGGGGCTAATACATATAAATTTAAATTGACAGATTCAAATAACAATGAAATTTGGACTGTTGACAATATTTCAGCGCCAACGACAGCGCTTTCGCCTGTTCTTAGTGGTAATGTCGTTATTAACTCTAATTCATCTAATCCCGCGCTGACAATTACACAGTCAGGCTATGGCCCTGTGTTGAACTTCATTAAAGGAACTAACAGCGCGTTTTATATAGATGCAAACGGAAATATAGGTCTTGGCACTACAACGCCTGCACAGCAATTAGATTTATGGGGCGGCACGCTACAATTATCTAGCGCAACAGGCACAGCCTATACGGATTTATCGGCTAACGCGACTGATTCTTTCTTTGCAGCGGCTAACGACCGTAACTTTACAATTCAAACAAATGGCGTTACGCGCGCAATAATTAATAGTTCTGGGGCATCGTTTACAGTTCCTATTACGGGCGTCGGCGTTAATCCGCCAGGCATGATTGCCACTTTTGCTGGTGCTGCGGCACCTACTGGCTGGCTACTATGCGATGGCACGCAATATGCTCAAACAGCATATGCAAATCTTTTTGCAGCTATTGGATCAGCATGGAATACAGGGGGTGAAACTACCGGTAATTTTAGAGTGCCAGATCTTCGCGGCATGTTTTTACGTGGCACAGGTTCAAATGGGGTTATAAGCGGCGCTACTGGCCCGTCTGTAGGTGCGAGCCAAACAGATACATATTTAAATCATAGCCATGGAACCACTGAAAATCCACACTCACATACACTTCCTGTTATTGTAGGTATTAATGGTGGTGGCAGTGGTGCAGTCCCATATCCTGCATCGGGTGGCACAGGATTCAATACTTTAACCGCAACAACTGGGTTGACAGTTAATACATCTACGACCGGCGATTCCGAAACACGACCTAAGAATTATGGCGTGTTATATATTATTAAAACATGACGACACGACTGATAAACGACCGCGAGGATGCGTTAAAAGTGGGGTATGTAGCCACTAATTGGCACATACCTATGACTTGGGAAGACTATATTAAAACGACGGCGGATTGGACTGTCAGAGGAATTGAGCGGGACAATAAGATAATAGGGGCTATGTATTCCAAAAATGGCGAAACTCATGTATCTATATTACCTGAGTGGCGTCGTAAATGGCTGACAAAAGGTTTGTTGAAAGAGATCTTGACGGGGATGACACATACGCGTGTTACAGACGGTCATGATTTTATGTATAACATATTGGAAAGACTAGGTTACACTCCGCAGCCGGATGGAACCGTAGCAAGAGAGAAGTAAAATGGGTTTTTCTAAAGCCGCCGCCGCTCAAAATCAAGGCACTCAAATGGCTATGCTTGCACAAGCGCAGGCGGCTCAAGATGCTCAACGTGCAATTGAACAAGGTCGAACTCAAGCCGCTGGCGCTTTACAGGCGGGGCAGACTGGCGCATTAGGCGCTATAGGCCAAGGCGTTAACGCTTACAATCCATATCAGCAATTAGGCACACAAAGCGCAAATGCTCTGGCTAATGCTATGGGTATTAGCGGTGATACCGGCGCGGCGGGCTATGGCAGTCTGATGAACATGCCGACCATTGCACAGCTTCAGATGGACCCTAGCTACGCCTGGCGTATGCAGCAAGGTCAGGGCGCACTTCAAAATGCTATTAGAGCTGGTATTGGCGGTCAAAATGCCGGTAGTGGCGCGGCTATGAAAGCGATCACGGATTACGGCCAAAATGCCGCCAGCCAAGAATATGGCAACGCTTATAACCGTTTTATGCAAAATCGCCAAAACCAAATAAATATGCTTCAGGGCGGTGTAGGCACAGGACTGAACGCAGCGCAAGGCATCGGCGGTCTTCAGACCAATGCGGCTAACATTTACACAGGCACAGGCGCTAATTTAGCTAATACTTATACTGGCACAGGTCAGCAGCTCGCGGGTAATTATAATCAGTTAGGTCAGAATCTTGGCCAAGGCTACGCCAACATGGGCGCGGCTAATGCTAGTGCTTATATGGGGCCAACGAATCTAATGGCGGCGCTTGCAGGGCAGGCTATTCAAGGTGGTATGACGGCTCTCGGCGCTATGGGGTAAAAGACCTGTTCCAACATATGGATAATTTGTAATGACTATTCAATATCAGCCAATTCCAGAATTTCAGGTTCCTGATCTTAACCTTATGGGGTCTTATGCTCAAGGTGTAGCATTGGCTGAAAGTCAGGCGGATCAAGAGCGCAAAGATTTATTGGCGGGTATTACTGCTACTAAAGAAGCACGATTAGCAGATCAAGCTACTAAGGAAGCGGCGGCTAAAGAACAAGAACGCGCGGCCAAACATTATGACGCGCTTGTTAATCTTCTTCCTGCGGTTACAAAAGAAACTTGGCCTGCTTGGCGTCAAGCTGCGACAGCGGCGTATCCTGGCGTCGAAGGCATAGTAAAAAAAGAATTTGATCCTGAGCATATCCGCGATCTGATGGCTAAAGCCTCAGATGATAAAGAACAAATTCTTCAACAGCATTTTGGCGATACGTCACGTTTTATTCGTGTTGGACGTAAAGGCGGCGCTGAAGTTGTGCCCGGCACAGAAGTTACTGCGCCGGGCAAACAAAAAATTGTTGACCTTGGCGATAAAGGTCAGTTTCTTCAAAATGAAACGACCGGACAACTTACGCCCGTCACGCCATCAATGCTTCAAGGCGGTATTAACATGCCCGCCGCAAAGGCTGCTATATCCAACATTGAAAGCGGCGGTGATTATGGCGCGCTTGGTCCAGTTACTAAGTCAGGCGACCGCGCGCATGGCAAATATCAAGTTATGGGTGAAAATATTCCTAAATGGACAAAGCAGGCGCTTGGCGTCAGTTTGACGCCGCAACAATTTTTAAATAGCCCTGAAGCACAAGAACGCGTGTTTGAAGATCAGTTTTCGCGTAATGCTGCGAAATATGGTTCGGCTCAAGACGCCGCGTCTGTTTGGTTCTCTGGAAAACCATTAGCTAAAGCTGGTAATCGCGCCGATATTCTTGGCACAACTACACCAGCATATGTTAATAAATTTAACGCCGTATATGGTGGTCAAGGCCCAGTTCAGAACGCTATGGTTTCACCAGTTACGGGCGCTAATGCTGTCATGCCAGCAGCGCCTGTCGGGCCTCCTGCTGGGGTTATAGCGCAGCCACAAATGCCTGTTGCTCGTATGCCAGCGCCAGTTATGCCCGCGCCTGAGTATCCTGTCGGCAGTGTCGAAGCGAATAATCAAAAGTTTGGTAAAGATACACTTGAGTCGGCAGGTTACGATCCTAAGACAGGCGAAGATAAAATTTCTAAACTTATCATGGGGTCAACAAGCGGCGGTCTTCAATCGCTTGCAGCCGGAACCGTTGGCTATCTTACTGGCGAAGCTACGCCAGGTATGGAAAAGATCTCACAGATCAAGACCATTGTTAATGACGCTATTCTCAAGAAACTTAATGGTAAACTCGGCGCGGGTATATCAAACGAAGACCGTAATTTCATTCAATCAACACTTGGTAATCTTGACGACCCGTCTATTCCAGCTAATCAACGTCTTGCGGCGTGGAACCAAGTCAAACAAGTTCTATCTAAATATGCGGGGTTTGAACAACCTACAGAAGCAGCGCCAGCAGCGGCTGCACCGTCAGGCGGTCTGTCAGTCTCTGCGCCAAATGGTAAGACATACACATTCAAAGATAAAGCGAGCGCTGACGCGTTCCGTAAAGCTGCGGGGCTTTGATGGACTACGACGCATTAGCAGCGCAACATGGCGGCGCGACAGAAGCTCCAGATTATGAAACATTAGCAGCGCAACATGGCGCGGCAGGGTATGAAGGTATGCCGGGGCCTCGCGGCATATTAAATTACATAGACACAACGCTTGGTAATGTGCCTCAAGATGTTATGAACATCGGGCAAGGCGCGTATACTGCGGCAACAAATCCGTTGCAAACATTACAAAATGTTTCTGAGGCAGTGGCTAATCCGGCTGAAACATTATCGGGTGTAGCGCGCGGCGTTGGCCGTTTTCTTCAATCACCTCTTCAGACATTTCAGCAAGCGCCTGTTTCAACGGCTTTGAATTTGTCCGGGGCTGGCGCGGTTACTGCGCCGCTTCGTGCTATTCCATATACATTAGCAGAACACGCATATCCAATGGCTCGCAATGCTTTTGCACCTAAAGCGCGGGCGTATATGGAAACGCTTGGCGCTCAGACGCCGGAGGCTATTAATGCTCTTGCGGCTGCACGCCCAGGTATGACAGTGCCGCAAGCGCTCGCTGATGTTAACGCGCCGCAACTTCAGACATTTGCACAAGCGGCAATGAAACAAGTGCCACAAGAAGCACGTGCGGTTGCGCAGGCTCAAGAAACTGCACGCGCTGCGCGTATTGGTCAAATTGCCGGAACTGAATCTGATCTTGAGGCTGCTAAAGCTGCGCGAGATGCAGCGGCTGCGTCTAATTATAAACGGGCTTTTGCTAAAGTAATACCTGAATCCAAAGAATTGACAGCGATTTTAGATCGACCATCAATGGAAAAGGCTTTTGGCCGTGCCGCGCAAATAGCTGAAGAAAAAGGACAATCATTTCGTATTGGCAAAACCAAACCTGCGGAAACAGTTCCTTCTAGCATATTAGATGAATACGGTAATCCCATACTAAAAATAACACCCGCCGAAATTGCTAAATATCCTATGCAAAGTTTACATCATGTGAAGATGGCTTTGGATGATATGATCCGCGACCCGAAGGATTTTGGAATTGGTGCTACTGAAGTTGGAGCTATCAAACAAACGCGAAAAGAATTTGTAAGTCAATTAGAAAAAATTCCTGAATATGCAAAAGCACGTTCGGATTACGCGGCGCAAAGTCAACCTATTAATAAGATGCAAGTAGCACAACAACTTCAGAAAGCACTTACAGAGCCAGTAACTGAGGGCGCTACACGCGGCGGCATGTTTGCGCGCGCTGTTGAAGAAGCACCTAAGACAATTAAAAAAGCTACGGGGCAAACGTTCTTTGATAAACTAGAAGACGTTTTTAGCCCTGAAGAAATGAAAGTTGTTAATGACGTTCGTGACGAGTTTCGTCGGTCTAAGCTCTCTAAAGAACAAGCGGATCTTGGTAAAGCAGCGACGCCATCGGCTGAAGAATTAGCAAGTAGCAAACTTGGGTCTATTTCACATCTTAACTTACTTAACCTTGTGTGGACGATTGCTAATACAGTCATCAAACGCTCGCTTGGTAAGATAGATGAAAAGTTAGCGACGGAGATCGGTATGCAAATGCTTGATCCGGCTGATTTTAAAAAGGCTCTGACAGCGGCGCAAGAATATTCTAAAGCCACTGAAAAAGGCGTTGAAAATATCCGCGCTCGTAGAGCGGCGGTTAAGAAGACAGTTATTCCGCCTGCGATTTCGGGGGCGGTCACTTTTGGAAATGTAATGGCTCCTGAAAACCGTAACGCGATGGCGAGATGAAAATGAGCGAATATCAGTTCTTTTTTAATGTCGCCACGGCGATAGTGAGCGTCACTTTTGGATGGGTGCTTAATACCATATGGGGGTCATTGAAAGATCTTCAGACGGCGGATAAAGCGCTTGTCGATAAGGTCGCATCAATTGAGGTGCTTGTGGCCGGACGATATGTGACCCGCGATGAGTTTAATACGTCTCTTAACGCGATCTTTTCTAAACTTGATCGCATACAAGATCTCATTTCTCAGAAGGCAGACCGATGACTTGGCCTCTTCAATCACAGTGCGATGCGTTCTACGGCAATCCTCGCGGTCGCAATGGTGGCCCATCAGCGCAATGGGAAAAAGGCAATCTTATCCGAATCAGCCCACCGTTTAAAATGCAGTTTGCTGGCAAGCCGATCACGTCAATCGCCATAAATAAAAAATGCGCGGACAGTTTGTCACGGATTTTTGACGCAATTTGGCTTGCATCCGGCAAAAATCAAAAAATAATTGACGATTGGGGCGTCTCTGTCTTTTCAGGGTCATATAACTATCGTGTAATGCGCGGCGGTAACGTATTGTCAATGCACGCATATGGGTGTGCTATTGACCTTGACGCCCCCCGGAATTGGTTTCACGACCAAGATCCGCACTTTGCAAAAGTGCCCCAAGTTCTACGTGCCTTCGAGGACGAAGGTTGGACTTGGGGTGGTTCTTGGTCGGGCAGAAGCAAAGATGGTATGCACTTCCAAGCGGCGCGCGTCAGCTAATAGGAGTTAAGTATGAATAATATTACGTCTTGGATTCTTGCGCGTATCTCTGAACAGTCAACCTACTCAGGGCTTGCTACTGTTATCGCCAGCATTGGCTTCTTGCCGCACGCTGCTGAAATCGGTGCGCTTGTCCCAACGGTCGGCGTCTTGATTATGGGCATTATTAAGATAATCCGCCCAACGCAATGAGTATAACCGCTCTAATTTCACTACTTAGTGGATTGATGGGCGTTATTGTCAATTTCTTCAACTGGCTGCATGAAAAACAACTTGTGCAGTCAGGTGTCGCGCAAGCTCAATTAGAAAACATGAAGGCGCAAGCCAATGAAGCTCAACTTGCTATCGCTGCCCGCGAAGCTGTTCGCGCTGATGTTGCCTCTAAGCCTGACAGCGTGCCAGTCAACGACCCTTTCCTCCGAGACTGACCACGCATCATTCTGCCAAGCCGCGAGGGCTATTTACTATTCGCGGCATGATACGGCCCCTACGATTGCTCAAATACGTGAGCATAACGCGGTCGGGGTCGCACTCAAATGTGGTTGGCTTCGCAAATGATAACCGCCCGTGATGTTGAGCAAGTTCTCAAAAAGCACAAACAACCATCTGGGCGGTATCATATTAGTAAAGCGGCGAAAGAGTTAGGCATAGACCGCCATCGTCTCCGCTATTTAATGTTAAAATATAATAAATTTGAGCAGCCAAAACTTCCCCATCGCACGCGTCAGATTGATGAATTAATTCGTGATCGCTTATCGGAAAGCGAGCGAATTATTAACGCCGATGAAGCAAGAGATCTAATTAAAGTAAAAATTAATATCGACGGACCCGTAGCTCTGCTATGTATGGGTGATCCGCATATTGACGATCCGGGGTGTGCCTTTGCGCTGCTTAAGTCTCATCTTGAGTTGGCTGGTAGCCATCCTTATATCTTGCCTTGTAATATTGGCGACCTGGCAAACAACTGGGTCGGTCGTCTCGCTCGGTTGTATGCTGACCAATCCATCACCGCTAGGGAATCTTGGACGCTCGTTGAATGGATGGTCAAGTCGGTCCAATGGTTATTTATTTTGGCCGGAAATCATGACCTATGGACGGGGTCAGGAGATCCTGTTTCATGGTTCGCAAAGCAAGCGGGTTCCATGTATGAAGAGCATGGCGTAAGGCTGGCGCTTCAGCATCCAGACGGCTCAGAGACGCGTGTCCATGCACGTCATGACTTTCCAGGCCACTCAATTTGGAACTCTATGCACGGTCCAAAGCGTGAGGCTATAGCTGGCTTCCGTGACCATCTTCTTATTGCAGGCCATAAGCACATTGGCGGTGATGAGGGCATGATAACGCCCGATGGCACCGCCGCTCAACTTGTTCGGGTGTCAGGGTATAAGGTGGCCGATACCTACGCTAAGTCATTAGGTCTTAAAAAAATGCCTATGCACCCGGCAGCTTTAATAATTATAGACCCTAGAGAAGCTGGCACGTCACGCGGGCGCGTGTTCTGCGCGCCGACAATTGAAAAGGGTGTCTTAATATTAGACGCGCTCCGTAGAGAATATGATGCTTCTAAAAAAAGGAAGAAATCATGACGGAAGACGATGAAGATCTATATGACGGCCCAGACATTATTGAAGAAGCCGAATTAGATCCGGTAGCCGCACGTTGTAATTCGTTTACAAAACTCCTTGCGTATGCCGCTCATATTAAAGATGAGGATCTACGCAAGGAAGCTATTTTAATGCTGGCCGCTGTGCGACGTAGTTTTAAGACTCTGCCGACCGGGGAGCTTGCACAGTTTCCAAATGTGAAAGGTCAAGCTTAGTATTAAGCTTAGTGACAACTGCCGCCCTAAAATCGCGCTTGCGCTTGTAGTCAATATCAGCGCCAGCGTTTGATTTTTGATCTTCGTAATCTTTGGCAAACATTGTCGCAAACGCCTCATAATTCATGGCGTCTAGGCGGCTATCTGTATGCGTCGGGTTAGCAAAGTTACGCGCGTTTTTGACGCACACCATTATGACTGCCACTTCATAAGGATGTATATCACGACCGAGACGCAAAGAAGCAAGATCTGCAATAAGCTGGAAGTTATTTTCAATTCCCCCGTAATCAGCGCCGCGCTCTCCGATTAAATCGCTGGCCTGTTTCAGTAGATCGTGTGGATTCATTTTCTATTCCCCTTAACAATTCAGTCCGTTCACGCGTCGCTCGCAGCGTTGTATACCGCTGGTGTAGACGTATGAGTATTGTGGACCGCCG